GTACGTACTGGATCTTCAAACACTGTATCAATTGATAAGATAGACAAGTTGGTTGTCACTTCTTGTACAATTGAGTTTTTGACAGCGTCTTGTTGAGCGGCCGTTGTACCATCTTCGAATACAAGTGAAACGTAAACTTTACCGAAATTTGCTGGAACGTTATCTTCTCCACCCCATGCAATAGCGTCAGTTACTGTAGCATAGTTACGTTGAATAACGGCTCTATAATCTTCAGCAGTAACAAGTCTTTGTTGTGCAGCAAACGCAATAGGAGCATTTTGTCTAACAGATTCGATTGATTGACGTGCACCGCCGACGCCAGAATTTGCAATTGTCGTAACGTTTAACGCGTAATTTGATCCAGCAACCGATACCGTATTAGTTGGAGAAAAGAGTGATGCGTTATTTGCTGCAGCACCTACACAAGAAAGATAAACTACTTCGATCTTGTTACCAGCCTCCGGAGATTTACCAAATGAAATACCATCACCAAAGTTTAGTTCGTAAAAACCATTTGGCGCTTCTGAGATTTGATAATAGCGTGATAGCGAATTTACTGAAACAGCATTTGTAATAGGAGTATATGTTACGAAGTTAGAACTTGATGGCGTATCATACACATAAACTGCAGCCGTCGTAGTATCAATGGCTTCATCTTGAATAACATAAAGTTGTCTTTCGCCAACTTCACCAACATAAAACGTTTTTGTTTTCTCACTACCTTCAAAGATTTGAATTGTAGATTCACCATTAGCATTTAAAAATTGATAAAACCCATCGCCATCATCAGTCGCAGTATAATCTTCTATGGTACGAAACGTATATGTCGTATCACCAGCATCAGCCGTAAATGTTGTACCAGCGCCAATAACTACAGAACCAGGGCGGCCCGCGACGCCCGACAGGTTCAAACTTAGATTTACTTCGGCACGAGAGGATGTACGTGAACGAGGAACATAACCAAGTGTTGCAGCATGAGAAACCACAGAACTTCTTAGCTGTGCTGTTGACAAGAATGCTTCATTCAATGCAAAGTTAGCAGTCAAAGCATTATAATGTGTATTATATGCAAGTACATCTAAAATATTTGAAAGACCAGAAGCTTCGAAGTTATAGTCTTCAAACTCAGGTTGCTGAGCAAAATAAGTTTTAAGTGAGTTTTTGATATTATCAAAATCTAATTTAGTATTTTGTACAGTAGTTGCCATATTATCTCAGCCTTGATAAGGATGTTTCGACCGTAACAATTTCGCCGACATTTACAATACCAAAACGAACGGTTACATCTATTGAATTATTATCTATGTTATCACTTACAGTTACTTTATCAAGCACGGCTCTTGGCTCATAGTTTTGAATAGAAGCAATGATTGCCTGTTCAATTTCATATGAAGTTCCGTCATCCATAAGTTCGAATAACGCATTACCCAAACCTCCACCAAATGATGGAAAGAAAGGGCGCTCTCTAAAACCTGTGGTTAAGATATTCTTAACTGCCTGTTTTACGGCTGCAGCATCTGTCTTTTTAAATATATCGCCATCAGAACGTGGTTCAAATGACAAATCAATATCTACATAATTTTTACTACGAGACGTGACGACACTACCTGATGTTAGGTTGCCATCTTCGACTGCAAAGTTACGTGTGGTTGCCATAAATGTATTCCAGATAATTTGTATTATTTATAATTTTATTCAAGCAATTCTGCTAGTTCACCTGAAGTTTGTAGATTTCCATTGTATCTTGTTTCAAGTTCTTTTTTAAATCTTGCTTCGTAGTTTGAATTTACTACCGGCATTTGTAAAATTACATGACATTCTAAACTTTTATCTGGGTTAAACGTGTCATAATCTAATATAATCTTATCGAATAGGATACTATCTTTCCAATACACAGCAAGATCAAACATAGCAATATGATCCGGGTTACCATTACCGTCAATAAGCTGATACACCACGACTTGACCTTTTGTTGCCAAATCATTTAAACTTCCTGACGTAAGCTTTTCGCTAGGACCTTTTTTATATAATCCTTCTACAACAATGAGTCGATTATTAGCAAATTTACCAGTATCTGTATTGACCGTATTCATCGCCATGGCCTGAAGATATAACTGACGTGCAATCTGTAGCTTATCAGCATCAGATGTAATATGATTTAGATTTGTTTTTTCACCTGCACCACCAAGGAACTTGCCGATGCTTACACCCTTTGCTAGTTTAGTACCCGAATAGATCCGTACCGCATTATTAGGATTAAACACCGGGTCAGGTACAATCTTACGAATTCCTGGATTTGGTGTATAGTATGAGTGATAAAAATTAAAGTCGCTCATCGTGGACCCGCTCCTTTATCCACTGGACCAACCGGTCCTACAATAGTATTGTTCTCGCTGACAGTTGGTTTAGAACTTGCAGTACGACCGATCTTCTTAGGATTTGGTGAACTGTATTCTGGATTTAGTTTGCCTTCAGCAATTTGTATCGATGTAAAGTCGGTATTGTTTAACGTAGCATTGTCACGCATTTTAGATCTAACTTCGCTTGTAGTTAGATTTCTATCAGTTACGCCACCAGTCAAATCAGTTTTATTAATAAGTTTCTTTAACTCACCTTCAGGATCTACTAATACATCCTGAATACCATAGGCTGATTTTTGATATGTATTTGCTACATCAAGATTTGGAATAGCAGTCGCCTTAATATCATCAGCGAGAACATCGGTGTTAATTGCATTATTTGTAATTGGAGCTCCTGGCGCACCTACATTACCTGCAGATCCTGCGTCTGTGTCCGGATCAGAATACAGTTGGTGCCTGGACTGTCGCGTTTCTTCTGCAACACCATCAAGATCACCATGAAACGTAGGTGCAGTCATACTATTACTTGCTACAATATCACCGTCAACTTCAATACGCACAGCACGAATCGTATCTACGTTAATTGTACCAGATCCGCCGTCACCATCGCCTAACCATAAAGTATTCCCTAAATGATGGTTATATGAATATAGTACAATATTTTCACCACCAAACGTACCAACATCGCCAAAGACCGATAGGTTCGTAGCATGAATGTTTGTATCAGGTGACGTCATGTTCTGACGTGTCTCTGACGTAATACGTTGAGATCCAGACGCAAAGATACCCATGTCACCTTCATTAGCAATCTCAAACTTACCTTTTACTGCAGCAGTATAGCCACCAAGAATCGTATCGATCTTTGTCTCTGCAACAGTATTTGATTGGTGTCCTTTTACAGTAGTGCCTTCGTTTAAACCAATGTTTGTTCTTTTTGCACCATCGATTTCTGAAACAAGATCACCATTAATAATTTGTGTTTTATTACCACCTACAGATAGGTTATAGTCTCCGGCTACATCAACGTTAAGATCACCCTGGTATGTCATATGAGCATTACCTTCGACCACTACATGCTTATCATTTGCACAACTAATAAGAACATCATCGATACTGCTTATATAAACCGTACCATCAGGCTTAATCTCTACACCAGATCCTGACTTATGCCGAATCATAATACGTTCATTTGTAAGCGTATCATCTAATTCGATTACATGACCGCCCGGAGTTTCCCATACCTGATTCTTAGGATATACTGAATATCCTTGGGCTGCTGCAGCTGCTTCAGGAATTTCAGAAGAAAGATCATAGTTTCTTTCAGTTCCTAAAGTAGGTATACCACCGTTTGTGGATAATTCATTACGAATTAAACCACGTGCAGCCTGGTTTAGTGAAGACTGATAATAGTATGCAGTCTTCGGATACAATCCACCTGGGTCTTGATATCCTACAGGATAAACGCCTTCGCTATATACTGAGTTACCATATATAAGCTGGCGCTGTTCTATTTCATCGTTTTCTGTTGTCATGATACCACATTATTTGCTCTAGCTTGTGCGATTTGCGCAGGTGAAAGGGGTTGGGATGTTCCGATTGTCACGTTACTCTTATTAAAAGTATTACGAATGTATTTAGATACGTCAAATCCTGGATCGATTTTATTATTTGGATCAGTATCATTATGTCCGAATACCTGACCGCCAGGAAATACTTTATAAAACGTATTTAAAAATTCATTCATAGTCTTTGTTTGAGCTTCTGTAAACGATTCCGAACCTGCCGGTGGATTTCGTAGACCAACTGCAGATGGAACAGTGTACCCACCAACAAGGCAAACACCGATACTTAAGTTATTATGACCATTGGCTTTAGCATGTGCACCAGTAATATTAATCGGCCGGCCACGTTCTATTGTTCCATCACGACGAATGACATAATGATAGCCAATCCCACTGAATCCACGTTGTCTATGCCATCCATGTATTTCTTCAGAACCAATATCTTGATCCAAATATGTTGCAGACCAATGGATAACAGTTTCACTAATATCTCTTGTAGCTGATCGCATATCCGCTTCAAGTTCTTGTACACCGCCTAGTCTTGTAAAATTGTAATTAATAGGGCTCGATGCGTTTGAGCGATTTGTGATTGTCGTAGTTGCAACACCTTCCCATCCATTCGCATTTGAACCGATATCAAAGACTGGCAGCGTCGTTGATCCTGTATATGTAATTCGTGTTGATATTTTTGTATCAATGTTCAACAATCTTTCTTCGATAACCGAATATGGTTCATTTGAATTTTGCGATACAAGTAGAATTGCTTCTGCATACTGCCCATTTGATAACAAACGAATGGCGTTGTTTAGCTCAGCGCCTAATAACTTACCTCCGGTAAGATCGTTAATAATCAATGCTACCGGACTATCAACAACGTCAACAATTGCTTGTAGTACTTTATCAATTGCAGTACCAAGATTTAGATCTACTTTTTTGTTGAACTCAGCAATAATAGGATTTAGTACTTCTGATAAGACTCTTCCAAACGCTGCCTGTACAAATTGTTTTGAGCCTGCAGATTGTAAGGTTTCTACTGTACTTAAGAGTTGCGATACGTTTTTGCCAGTTGCTTTTGATAAGAGTACCGCCATGGCATTCGACGAACTACCACCATAATAACTCTTTAAAAATGCAGAACCTGGATTAGTACCTGTTAATACAGCAAGTGTTCCAAGGGCTGTTAATACATCAGTAAACTCTGCATGGCCGCCACCAAGGTTAGTAAAGGCGTCTTCAATGTTTTCAATTAGAGTATCAAGGAAGCCTTCAACTTCTGATGTTAAAGCTACTGTAGCAAGGCCAAAGAGATTATCACCTAACTGACCGCTATAGTCTTCTAATTGGCTTATTGCCTCAAATCCGTTAACTTTTTGCCCTACTGTTTTGCCTACAGTTGACGTTAACTTTGCATTATATTCACCCAAAACTGTAGGAGCAGCACTGGCAAAATCGGCTGTACTTAACCTTTGATTATAACTTGATAGCGCAGAGTTAACCCTATTAAAACTAACCATTTGCATATTCCTCATATACAGCCAATCCGCTGTTGATCCTACGAGATCTTGCAGCGCCAGAACTTCTTTCGTATTGCGCATCAAATATGGTTGCTGCAGTTTGTACCGTGTTTGCTTGTTTTAAAGCATCACCAGCTTTTTTATTTAAACTGCCTGAATGACTATCAGCGTTATTTAATTCCCATACGATAAACTGCAATTGATCTTCAAACGTACTAGATTGCCATGGTTTACCATAAACCTGTTCAAATATATTTCTACGGCCAGGATGCCATTGTGCAATACCTGCAGCCTTCCCACCGTCTCCCCTGGGCCCGTGTGGAGGTAATTCAGTTCCTGATTCTACAATTAAATTGCCGACCATACCTGCAGCTTGCTTTTCGCTAAAGCCTCGACTCGTAAAGTAATTAAACGCTCTTTCAACATTTGTAGAGCCAACTGTACCAGCACCGATTGGTACTACATTGGGTTCAGTCGTAAGGCCAGCTGCTCTTGCAAGAGCAGGATCTACTTGACCGACGCCATAACCTATGCTATACGTGGAAGTCTTTAGCTGCATACCTGATAACTGCTGTTCAGATGGTATTTCAATCTTTGGCATTACGCCAACGACGCATGGCAATTGTGATTCTTTACCGTCTAAAAACATACCAAATACCTGTGCACCTGGTAAAATTTGTGGCAGCATACCGATACCCGATGTACCGCCTGAATGTGTACCCTGTAAGACAGTCGCCCATGGTAATGCATGATTAGGAATAGCAATATGATCTCTGGAATGAATACCAAAAATTCTCACCTGCACTCTTCCCAGTTGCAGAGGATCTAGATTATTAGTTGCTACACCAATAAACCACCTTACGTTATCTCCGTAATGTTCCATCATCTGACTGCAGTGTTTCCTCTGTAATTAGCGATCTTTACAAGACTTAACCCAACGCTATATCTGTCTTGCGTGAACGAATGTTTAGAAGCATATACTAAATAGTCGCCGCTACGTTTGCGATCATATATCTCTCTGTGTTGAGTAATGTCAGCAATAGAAACGACTGACAAGGTTCTTCCAATAGTTTTATGGCCGCCTTGTGGCATGAAGTTAAGGCCAGGTACCGTTATTTCTAATATAGATTTACCAAGAAGATTGCGTACTGATTTCTGGATACTCTTTGCTGCGTGCTTTGATGCCGAACTCTCTTCATATATATTCCTTGAATCGTAGTACGTATTTGCTGTAGCGATCTTATGTACACGCTTTGACTTATATTCGCTAATAGGAATTTCATTAAAGGTTGTTCTTGTATCAGCTGCAGGATATGCATTAGTTTGTAATAGATTTTTCATTACTTTGTCTAAATCATAGGCAACGTTAAACTCTAATCCATGTGTCGTGTCTACAAATTCATACAAAGCACCTACATCGCCATTACCAATTAGTTCTAGTGTATTAGCATTCTTTGGTGTTTTCATATGAGATATAGATTTACTTAAGTCTGAACCGCTGCTTGGCAATGATTGTGTTAACTGACCAGAATAAAAATACGGACCATCTACATTAATCGGTGGTTGTTGTATGAGCGTGTATAGATCAAAGAATCTAAAGTTATTATCAGCAAGTGATGCAAAGCAAAAGAATGGTGTACCAGTTAAACCGGTAGTTCTTTTCTTAATAACCTCAATGGCTTCGAGCGGCGTTAAGTTTGGCACGATATATCTAAATGCAGATTGTAATTCATACGACGTAGATTTTGTAATAGCTTGTGCAGCTACTTCAGGTATTTCGCTTGCTGTATCCCAGTTTTGTTCTTGTAGGATATTAGCTTCACCTGCTCTAGATACTCTTTTACTTGATCCATAATTATCTCGTAATATATCACCGATAATTTTACTTGGCTTACCCTCATACATTTTATTTACATTCACAAGCGAGCTGTAGTATGCATCGTAATCAATAAGTGCAAGAGTAACAACGTCTGTAGTATCGGTTGAAGGAACAATGGAATTAACCTGCCTTACGATAAACCGTTTAACTACCCTATGCGAAGTATTATGCAGCTTTAGTTGTATATCAACGTATTCTGTACCCTGAAAATCTATGATTTCAATAACACGGCCGCCATCGACAAATGTCAAAGATCCTGTCAAATAAGCTCTATCGAGATGCTCAAAGATCTCAAGTTCAACCATAGATGTAGTAATATCTACATCATGAGCATTACGCTGAGTTGAGAGTATAATAGATTCTAATTCATACTCATGCGGATCGTTTGGTACATAATCAGGCATCTAAAAATTTATCCTGGTATTCATTAAATACATCACGAACAACATCAGGCTTCAATACACTAATTGATTTAAGCTCGTCATTCTTTGTAATAAAGTAATCAAAATTACTAATAGGTGTATATGCACTAGGTCTTGCGTCATATGGATTGATATCGACCTGCTCTTTCTTATCGTTGACAACGGTTTCCCAATACCGTGTCGCATTCTTTTCTGAGATAGAACTAATCAGTGTAATAGACTGGACTTCCTCGCCAACCTGTGAGGTAAGAACCTCAGATCCATTAAAATACTTTGTTCCTTTAATCGTTAACTGCCCGAGATCTAAGTTTCTATGCACGATAATGCCGGTTTCACCTGATGTGGAACCAGTTACAGTTTGACCAACCTTAAAAATACCGGTGAGATTGCTTCGTGTTTCGACGACAGTATCAGGAAATTGTTTATTAATTAGTTTTAAAAGTGTGTCATAAGATAAAGGCCACCCTTGTTCTCTAAGAGTACTATTCAATAGAAAGAACGTCCAATAAAAATCTGTAGAACCATATAGCTGCTGTGATACCTGGTCAGGTCTGTCGCCTTCTTGAATATTATGATATGTATAAAACGATAGATTATCCTTAATCTGATCAATAACATCTACATATGCACTTAGATTCTGAAATCTAACAGAAGGAATGTTTAATCCAAAATTATAATCAGTCAGCGGAAAGTTTTTAAAATAAGTAGACATTATGGAGGTCCTTCTGCGTCGTTAGTTAAACTATTAAAAAATTCTTCATAAATGTCTTTAAAGTTTTTACCGTAAACATTAAATCCGTGTTTAATATCATCTTTATCTAATGTTCTAAATTCAACCAAGTTAAGTGTCAAATCTATTTCACTAAATTCACCGTCACGATAGAACGACATAGTAGTTGCGTTATAGTTTGTATTCATTGATTGTATATAAGCTGGAAGAAGTTGTGCTCCAATATCTTTATTTCCGTATCTCATACGAATACCCATTTTATTTGGGAACTTATATCCGACTGGTAGACTTCGGCCACCAGCGACGACCTTGATAGGTTCTGGATATATCTCTTGCCTAAACCAGTCGACAATGTCACCTATTTCTCTTGCTTCTCTTTGTGACCTTGGTAAGAATTTAAATGAGAACGAATGCTCTCTAGGTCTAACAGATTTAAACACCGCACGAATATTAGGATTAACTACTGTACCTGTCGCACTTGATACCACACCTCCTGCAGTTGAACCTAATTTTTTAGCGGCTCCGGCTGCAGCTACACGTGCAATATCTGGACTATTCAAATTCGATAAGATAGAACCGATACCACCTGTGCCTAATGCCGAAGACAAAGCTCCGCCAAGAACCGATCCGCTGCCTCTGCTTAGACTTTGACGTGCCGCTTCACCAGCAATTCCAAAAGAAAATGTATTGTCAAACTCTACGCCATCTTGTACAGCAATTGCTGCAGGTAAATATAATTGTACGGTCTCACCGGTTGTGACAGACCCCGATTGAAGGCTGCTAAAGAATATATCACCGAGATCTCGTATATCTGTGCCACCGCCGCCTTCATTATCCATCTGCCGTTGAAAGGCATCAGTTTTGATCGTAGGTGGAATTTCTATAAGCTGCGTAAAATAGATTACACCTTTATAGTCATCCTGATTCTCGAGAGGAAATTTATATTTTGGCATATTTTTTCCAATAAATACTTAAAAAACTTATGACTATTTATATGGAAACTTATGGCATACTCAGGCAAATACAAACCAAAGAACCCAAAGAAATACAATGGAGATCATACTAACATTGTATTTAGATCAATGTGGGAAAGGCATTGCTTTAAATGGTGTGATGATAATCCTAAAGTAAAGGGCTGGTCTAGCGAAGAGATAGTTGTACCATATTATTATGATGGCGATAAACGTTATCATCGTTACTTTCCTGATCTTAAAATTGTCTTAGAAGATCGTACTATACTTGTAGAGATTAAACCTGACAAAGAGACTAAACCACCTACCGGCTCTAAACGAACAAAGCGTTATATCACAGAAGCATTTACATATGTCAAGAATATGAACAAATGGGAAGCCGCAAACAGTTTTGCAAAGGATCGTAACTGGGAATTTCAAGTATGGACCGAGCATACATTGCAGAACATGGGTATTATGCCTAAACCGCTGAAGAAATTAAAGCCGCTAGGTCCTGTGAGAAAAAAGAAAAAATAACATATAAATACTCGTATGGCAAATATATTTCAAAAACTAGAATATGAAGCATTTAGAGCAGGGATCAATCCTCGCACAAAAGAGTCAATGAATTGGTTTAGACGCAAAGCGCAAGCTATGGGTAAAGTCAATCGTTCTCAATTGATGAAGGAAGATCCTATTGAGCTAAAGAATCGTGGCATTGCAGGCAACATGTATATGTTCTTTTACGATCCTAAAACAAAGGATGACCTGCCGTATTACGATAGCTTTCCGTTGACAGTAGTGGTTGGTCCTGCACCAGGCGGATTCTATGGATTAAATCTACATTATCTACCTGTACCACTACGTGCAAAAATGTTAGATAGTCTTATGGATATAACAAACAATAGAAAATATGATGAGACTACAAAATTCCAGGCGACGTACAATACACTTAAAAGAGCTTCGAAGTTAAAATATTTTAAGCCATGCTTTAAACACTATCTTAATTCAAATGTAAGAAGTAGGTTTGCATACGTACCTCCGCCTGAGTGGGAGATCGCTACGTTTCTACCAACCGCAGATTTTCAAAAGTCTGGCAAATCTACTGTATACAAAGATTCAAGGGCTGCTATCTAATGTCATTTTCTGTAGATGAACTTAAAGGTGCAATTAGCCGTGGCATTGCTTCCCCTAATTTATTTAGAGTATATCTTCCTGCTTTACCTGGTATCGTCAGTACTCGTCAATTAAATTTATTGTGTAAAGACGTGCAGCTTCCAGGTCGCCAGATACTTACGAATGAACGTATCGTTGGTATGAAACAAGTTAAGCAAGCATATATGTATGCTCAGGATGATGTGACATTGACGTTTCATGTTACAAATGATTATGCGGTCAAAGAGTATTTTGAATATTGGCAAAGTCTTATTATAAACTTTGATACTAAAGATTTGAATTATCCTGACGAATATGGTTTTGAAGTGAGAATAGAACAATTAGAAAAAGGCGCTGCTCTTGATCTTCCGATTGATATTAATTTTAATATCGGGCAGCTGAACGTAGACATAGATATTGATTTATTTACGAGTGCAAAATCTGTGTACACATGCGTATTAGACAAGGCGTTTCCTACAACCATGAACGCTATACAGTTTAATAACGAACAAAATGGAATGGTTGAATTGAATGTGCAATTATCATATAAAGACTGGAGATCTGTATAATGGCTTTACCAAAAATTAATAATGTACCAAAGTATGACGTAGTAATACCCTCAACGAAACAAGCAGTAAGATTTAGACCGTACCTTGTAAAAGAAGAAAAGGTTCTTATGCTTGCGATGGAATCTCAGGATCAAGGTCAAGCAATGAATGCCGTTGTTGACACCATTGAATCGTGCGTACAGGATACTATTGACAAAAACAAACTTACAACGTTTGATGTAGAATACTTGTTTACACGTATTCGAGCCAAGTCAGTAGGTGAAACTACAAAGGTAGGTTTAAAATGTAGTGAATGCGAAACATCAAATGACGCTATTATTCCTATCGAAGCTATTCAAATTGAAGTGCCAGAAATAGAGTCAAAGGTGGCTATTACTGATGAGCTTACGCTATCGTTGCGTTGGCCTAGATATAACGATCTTTTAGATCTTGGACAATTTGAATCGCAAACAGAAATGACATTTAAAATGGTTTCTCGTTGCATTGAAGCAGTTGAGACTCCACAAGAAAGAATTGATTTTAGAGATGAATCTGAAGAAGAGATTATGGAGTTTATCGAATCACTAAGTGGAGATCAGTTTTCAAAGATTCGCGAATTTGTTGAGGCAATGCCAACCCTAAAGCACGAGCTAGATTATAAGTGTAAATCATGCGGACATGAAAATCATATGACGCTCCAGGGTATGAACGATTTTTTGTAATATGCCTTTCTCATGAATCATTAGTTGGATATTTTAAAACGAATTTTGCTTTGATGCAACATCACCATTATTCGTTATCTGAAATAGAAAACATGGTACCCTGGGAGAGGGAAATTTATTTAACACTGCTTATTGAACATATTAAAGAAGAAAATGAGAGAGCAAGAGACAAGAGTTTGAGCAAATAAATGGCTGATACAACACTAAACGATCTTATACACGTTATGCGTTCAGAAATGAAGCAGACCGATGACCTTATTGACGCTCAAACGGAAACGACTAAATCGGTCGATGATTTAACTGGCGTACTTGTAAGAAAATTTTTTGGTGGAGATAGCCTAGAAGATAAGATAGAAGGCAGTAGTAAAACCGGTGGTACTACCGGAGCTGGTATTAGTAAGGCTCTTGAAAAAACTACTGGCTCTATTGGTTTAGGAGATCTTGCTTCTTTATATGGTGCACTAAGACTGTTAACTAGCCCATTGGGCATTGCATCTTTAGCATCGCTTACCGGCTTTGATGCTGCTCTTAAAGCTTTAGATCTTCCTAGACTAGTTAAAAATGCAAAAGCGTCTCTTACCGCACTTGGAACCTCGCTAAAATCTATAACAGAGTTTAAGCTGCCTAAATTACCTAAAATAACATTTGAAGATGGGAGCTGGGGTAAAATAAAATTGCCGCAAATTCCTATTCCTAGATTTATTACCTCTGCTGGTGAGGCCATTGGTGAATTTATTGATTTTAAAATTAGGCTACCAGTAATCAATTTTGTTGATGCAGCTGGAACAAAGATTAGTGACTTTATAGATTACAAGATCAAGCTACCAGTAATCAATTTTGTTGACGCTGCTGGAACAAAGATAGCAGATTTTATTGACTATAAGATCAAGCTACCAGTAATTAATTTTGTCGATGATGCTGGTAAAGCAATAACTAACTTTATCGATTTTAAAATTAAGTTGCCAGCAATCAATTTTATCGATGACGCTGGTAAATTTATTGATAATATTAAATTTAAATTGTCAGTACCAGCAATAAGTTTTTTAAATCAAGCTGGTGACAAAATAAGTAAAATAGATCTTAAGGTCCCAGAAATTCCTAAGATAGGATTTTTAAGTGCCGTCGGTGACTATGTAAGTAAAATTGATCTTGAATTACCTAAGTTTCCAAAAATATCATTTGGCGTAGGAGAAGACGGTGTTAGTATTGCCGAGAAGTTCGCTGGTGCATTTGGTAAAGTTACTGATTTCCTTGATAAAGCTTATGGATTTTTAAAACCTTTACTTAAGCCTATAGAGCTTGTATTGAAAACCGTATTGAGACCCTTTACGCAAATATTGATAAGCGTTATAGATTTTGTTACAGGGTTTTATGACGGATTTACTAGCGAAGAAGAAGGCGCTACCTTCGGAGAGAAGTTAATAGCAGGTATTGAAGGAGGTCTTCTTGGGGTAGTTAAAGGTATTACCGAAGCGTTTGACTTGCTCTTTATAACGATACCTGCCTGGTTGCTTGAAAAGTTTGGTATGGAAAACGCTGCAGAAATCTTAAGAGGATTTAGTTTTACTGACATGGTTGATCCAGTATGGAATGGAATCAAAAACGTAGTAAGGTTTGTCGGCGATAACTTTGGACTAATGAGAGATCTAGTCGCAGCTGAATTTAATTACCAGGTAACACGAATCACTAATGGATTTAAAAATGCTTTTGATAAAGTGTTTAATTTTATTAATAACCTTGGTGATGAATTATATATTATATTATCTGAATCATTGCAATTCAGCTTCCCTGGAATAACAATACCTAAACCAACATCAAGCCTTATTCCAGACTTTATAAAAGACAGATTTCCGTTTGAAGTAATGCCAACATTTTCTGTGGGTCTAGGAGACGACTCATCACGGGCCGTAGCTCGATCTAGAATTAATGCTAATAATTCTTCTACAGCAGAACGCGTTAGCACAAGAGATTCTGAAACGGCAGCGGCTCTTCAGGCTGTACAAGCTATAGCAAGCGAACTGGGCAAAAACTTTCAGCAGGTAGTTATTAATAATATCGATAATAGCAACACTGATAACAGTAATAGCTCGACTACTACTGCGGTTGCAACCGGTAATAATAATGACGGGTTTGCGCTTGTTCAATAAATCAAAAGGGAGGCCTTCCTAGGTGCCTCCCTTTCTATATGCATTTCACGTATGCATCAACCGACTGGGTTATCCGGTACCAGTGCTTTTACCGACCTAAAGTAGAGGGCCACTTCCTCTTTAGGATTTTTAGTCGGCTTCAGCTAATTTTGCAAAATAGCTTAGAGTGTCATCATCGTCTTCGACTTTGATATTCTCTGCCGCCACCGGTTCGATGCGTTGCGGTGATGGAGCAGACTCAGGTTCATTCATCTGAGTGTTTTGCGACATAGTCATCGCACCCATACCAGCAACCTCACCGAGGATGGAACTCAGTTTAGTTTTAAGTTCATCGTATGTCTTATAACTTGAAGGATCTGACCATTCGGATAGATCATACATCTTATCATAGACAGCTTCTAGCGCCGCATCATCGCCACCCAAGAGTGGAGCTGGACGAGCAAACTCAGATTTGTCATAGTTACGATAACCTTCGACATTACGAATCTTAAGTTTAAAGTCTGCACCTTCCCACATATCAAATGGATTTACTGCATCTTCATCAGCAAATTCAGGCTGCATCATATCCATAATTTTGTCATGGATTTTCTTACCAAACTGATACAAGAAGACTTGGCCTTCACGCTCAGGATTAGATGGATCAGATACAACATAGACATTAGTTACGTAATGCAACCGACGTTTTTGTCGACGAGCAGCTTCTTTATCTTCTTCAATACCAGTATTCCATAGACGAGAATTCAATTCGCCTACTGGATCTGGTTGGCCGATAGATGTGAGAGACTTTTCAATGTACCATTGACCTGTTGGTCCTTTAAAACCATGGTCCCAGTACCGTGCCCAAGGCAGTTCTGCACCTTCACGAGCAGGAAGGAATCGCAGAATGGCGTAACCATTACCCGCTTGATCTACTGTAGGTTTCCACAGACGTTCGTCTGCATAGGATTTCTTCTCGCCACCACCACCGGTTGCTTCAGCAGCTTTAATGAGTTTAGAGATATTATCCTTGTTACGCTTTAGATTTGCAAAAGACATTTATTTTTCCTTGTATTGCTGTAGTATTAACTGTATTATTATACAACATTCTTACGTTGTTGTACACCGTATTTATAAATTTTGTTTCGACTTCTTTCGTCGGAGTTTTCTCATTCTCGTATAAAACCTTTCAGTTTTCGACAGTAAGGTTTTTTTAAGCATCTTACGTTTATCACGAGCTGCCTCTGATTTTGCCATACGTTCGTCACGAGTTTGTGTCATAGTACTCTCCTATTCAAAAAGTAGTGTATTTCCTTTCGGAAGATAGTTAAGCCGCATTGCTTCGGCTTCAATTTTGTCTCGAATCGGGGTGGATATAAATTTCTTTACATCCTCAGGATCAATGTTATTTTTATCACAGACGTCGAGAACAGCGTCCATGTATGACATTTTCTGCTTGATGACAGCGTTCTCAATAAGAACACTGAATTTCGATTTAGTTAAGAATTTTGATTCAATCATAGTCACTCCAAGTCATACCTAGGTCTTCATAATAGACACCATGAGTACGTTTAATATTACCCTCTTTATCATACGAAGGAACTACACATTTCCATTTCATAAGAGACTTACCGTACTCACCGTAAAACCCGTCTATATAGGTGCCATCACGTAAATAACGTTCTAGATTACGGATGTATGCTTGACAATTATGATATCGACTATATGCTCCAGTTTTATTTTGAGGATCCATCTTCATAGCTTTACGCTCTGATGACATAAGATCCTTTTGTGTTTTAATCCAATGCCGTACGCTCTTTAGAGACATAGGCTGATCGTCTGGAATAGCTAAAACACTTTCATGAATGTTTTTATAGGTGGGAGGATTATTCTTCATACGCTTTTCGCGGGCTAGCTTAAGACGTTCAGCAGCTGCTTCACGTTGTTCGGCTGACATTGGCTTACGCTTCTTACGAATTTTCACAGGTTTGTTCATCATATATTCCTCATCAATAACACTATTCTAACACAGTTTTAATCGGATGTACACACTTATTTTTCGTCGAGCGCAAATAATTCTATTTCGCCGTCGGATCTGCGTTCCCATCTGACCATATTTTCATTAATAAGATAATCTATAGTAGCATCAACAATTTCTTGTCGATGTGTTTCATTGTCTCGTTTACCTAATACATATGTAAAATACGAAACTGCGCACGTAACAATTGCAAAAAACACTTCGAGTGAAATATACATGTAATCTCCTTTTTATTTATTTATTAAGAAAAAGAAATTACTGAATCGGTTTTAAATGACCGCCATCCTTTATTTTCTACATCCCAAACTGCTATTACATTTTCGTTGCGAGACTTTACATCACGCTGTGCTTTGTCAGTTCCAATAGCTGATTCTTGTAACGTACAAATCATAGTACGTTCCGTTCCATCAACTTTTTGAAAAATGACTTTGCAGTTGCGTTTAAGCAACTCTTCAATCATTTCATTACGGTTCACAATTTTCTCCAATTCAATTTCCATCATCATTGCTTTCGCCTCCATTAAATAATTCAGGTTTGAGTCTAATTACCTTCTCATCCTTTTCGTCCTTTTCATAAGAACTTTTCAAAATAAATTTATTGATATCGATGAGTGCACTGCTATCATCAACCCAGCTGGAAATTCCTATTTCCTGTTTAATTACTTCCATGCTTTCGGTCAGATGCCTGTTAATGTTATCAATGCTTTCATTCCAAGCTAACGTTACTTCGCATAGAGTATTGATCTTCTTATCCATGTCATCAAGCTGAGCCTTAATAGGGTTCAGCATCAATTCCATTTCAATTCCATTAATCCCATTCGTTGTCGTATCTGGTTGTTTCATACAAGGTTTCTCCATAATATTCTTTTGCATATTTTGATGCATCAGTCCACGCGTAAACATTGTTTCCTTCTTTAGGAATGTCCATGAACGAACGAGCTTTTTTAGGTACACGTTTTGTGAGAGTTTTAGAGCTGGCCTTTACTTTAGCCATCCGTACCTTTGTTGCTTTTTCGACTTTTTGTTTATGTGCGATTTTAGCGATAAGTGCAAGACGGTCTGCTTTTTGTTGATCAGTCATATTATTCTCCATGTTATAAAATCATACTACACTAAAAACACAGTAATGTACATGTGACAAGTTGTCACACCTACTCATAATTCATCACGTAAGAACCTTCAGGCAATCTCCATGCTCGCATTAGCTTCAAATACATTTCAGGTTTCATAGTAATTACATCAAACTTTTGCATCTTCTCATTCCATTGCCGAATGTGTATATAGTCTTCAAACATAAAGACTGACACATCCTCCAACTCTCCGGTATCGTCTAAGACAGTGATAAGCGTTTCATCCATATCAAACTCGACGGTAATCATTTGTTGCTCTTTCTTTACTCAGATAAGTCCACACTACCTTTATATAGTGAGCATCAAGGATATCGCGATACTCAATAGCATCTAATACACAATTAAAGATTTTACCGTTGACCTTAATCATCCCCAATCCTTCTTATCTCCAGACACTTCATTGTACTCGTAGCCAGCATAATATTCTTGGATTTCATCTTTAGTCATATCTATGGATTCTACCCGAAGTGCTTTATAAGTGCCACTAGGCCAATAATGGGGATCAACAGTACGACCATAGTACGAATCAGCGCTTCCGCGGTCAAAAGGACCGCCATGCCTAACCGTGTCAGATTGTCCGAAGGTAACATCGTATGTGACTCCTCCAAATTCAAACCATTCTTTTTCATCTTCTTTTCCTTTCATATAGTCACCGCACGTTGTAAATTTAAGATCCATATGCTTCCCCTCCATAATAATTTCTATAGATGTGATCCAACTTGTTACGCTCAGGATGCTTGCGGATCCACATACCAGTGTCAGGCTCAAAATGCTTTTTAAAAAAATTGTCTAGTTTACGATTACCAGTCTTAACCGTAATATCAATTTGTCTAGACAATTCATCAAAAGAAGCATCAGACATAACAGGATCGTCTTTATATTCGTAAGCGTATGCTGCTACCGAAAGACGAATCCTATTACGTATTTCCTGATTTACGCCTTCCATTATGCTGCTATCTTTGGATTGTGAGAGAAAGCTACGAAGCCAATTGGAGCGATAACCGCTACTGTACCATCTTCAGCGACAATAACATCACCAACTGAAAGTGAAGACATACGACCTAAACGCTCAATGTTTTCGTCAGGACCGATGTTACCAACCTCGAAACAATCGTTGTAATCTTCGGCTGTGATGTTAGCAACGTGAGTGTAGTAACCAGCATCAAAAGCATCAGAAGCCAGACCACCGATTTTATTGCCTGAGAAATCCATAGACATTTTAGTCTTAGCTGCAAAAGCTGGTACTGAGTCGAAGTCACCAGACTCGTTAACTGTTTTGCGCTGAGCTGCTGTGAGTTGGATTTGGTATACTGCGAATTTCATGACTATCTCCTCATTTGATGTAACCATCCTACACTATTCAAAAGCGTTTGTACACAGTTAATTTCGCTTTTTGCAAAAATAGTTTTGTTGAGAATCAATCACTTATAAAATAGTTAAATTTAATTTTTCTAATTCTTTTTCAAGTTTCGGATTTTCTGGTATTGCTTTATGGAATTTATGGTTATTATTACCTGTATAAGAAGATATGTATTTTATAGCTTCATTAAATTCGACAACGTCATATTCTTGATTTGTGTTATCAAGCCACTCTTTTATATGGAAATAATGTTTTTGTATTTCCTTTTCTAGTGTAACCCAATCTCTATCTTTATGCTCATCCCACTTTGCATCATTTATAATAAATCTATCTTGAGCATGCCAAGCACCTGTAGCTAAAGCAAGCAATGTAGATTTATATCTGGCAACTGCATCTTCTCGATATAAAATTATATGATGGTAGTCCTGCTGCTGACTCAAATGTTGTATAGCTTTTTCTATTGATGAGCCAATATGATCATATCCTGATAAATGATAACAAAAAGAGTAGTTGTTATCAAAAAGATATGTTAGCTCGCTATCATCCTTTTCAAGAGGTAGATGCCCCTTAGTCTCGTGCCCGACCTGATTATTCTTGACTTTATAATCATAATATAAACCGAGACTTGCTGTTCTAGCTGATGCCCATATTATAAATGGCTTGCCTTTATTTCTCAGCATTATTGCACCACTGTAAACATGGTCCAGGAGTTGTATCATAACTTTCCCATGATTCAGGCAAAGTTTCGTTAAACCATTCGGATTCTAAAATGTCATCTATATTATTAGTATTAATATTAAACTTTTCTCTTTGAGCATGATATTTCGCTAATACTTCATACTTAGAGAAAGTTAGTCCACTCTTATGATTAGTAGCAAGTGCCGTGTAATGTATATTTCCTAAGTAGCAGCATGGATATACTTGACCGTCAGGATTAATTAATATAGTGTTATCCTTTTGCCACATACATTCGATACACGGCTTATCTGATGTAGGCATTATCTAAGTCTTTCATTTGATTTTTATCTTTAGTCTGTCTGGACTGAACAAATTCTTCTGCTCGGTCAACCCACTCACTATTCATAATATGTCTTGATAAATCTTTTCTAGTCATTTCTTCTAAAAACTCTTCTTCTCCATCTTCATTTACAAATCTAAATTTATTGTTAACTAAAAATCTGTCTGATTTAATTACATAACATTCATTAGCGCCATACATTTTAGCTAGATTCATCATGTCGTAGGTGTAATTTTCGTTGTGCTTAAACAAAATAATAAAAGCTTTTACATTGGCTGGAGTATTAGAAATCGCTTCCATGTTTTCCAATACTTTGTCTAGTTCAACGCCTCGACGATATTTGGCATGCATTTCATTATTAATGCCATCAATATCAAAATAGATTAGTAATCTATCACCGCAATAACTACCTAATTTTTCCCACCAGCTTGGAGATCTTAATCCGCCATTAGTGTTAATATGAATTGTTGCATTAGAGTGATCTATAATATGTTTACACATTTCTAGTAGATCTTTACTCATAAGCGGATCACCCCACGTTCCGCATAGCCAAAATTTGCCAATTCTATCCATTGAACCAGCAGGAAATGCATTTACAAATTCTTCGAGATCCCACTTCTTTAGTGGTAACCAATCCATTTTATCTAATCCGTTTGGATCGGTCCTGTGACATTGAGGACACGCCGCGTTACAGAATGTAGAAATATCTAACCATACCGTAATACCTTTAAGGTCAGAGAATAGTCCCATTAATCATCCTCTTCGTAAATATAAAGACGATTTATATGAGGTTTCTTTTTACTAAATTTATATTTTATTTTATAATATAATCTAATAAATTTACTCTGTATTTTTCCAAGCATTATAAAATTCTTTCGCTATAAGTTCGTGTCCAAGTTGGTTTGGATGACCATCGTTCGGAGCAATACAATATTTTTCATTTTGATAATTGATAGAGGCCTCGTAATTATATCCACCTAAAACTTTAACAAAAGGAAATCCTATTATAGATTCTTCTTTTTTTAAAACATCATACAAAAAGACTTCATGCATATGATCGATTAGCCATGCATCCATACTTTGCTTAAGCGGGTTTTCAAGACCAAATCTTTCTAAATAATGTTCGTGTGGAGGGAGCGGATATAAAAGTTGATAAATTAAAACTTTATATCCAAGAGCTTTTGCCATAGTTATAACATTATATATCTGTTGAAACGCATAATGAATTCTTCTTTTTCTATACTCGCCCCAAACATAATAATTCGGTAACCAGTCACGCGCAAAATTTTCTATACCCATTCGTTCACAGTCTCGCAATGCGCGCTCTTGGTCTTCAGGATTATTTGATATATGGCGAGGAAGCGAAACTAAGGGATGTTCTCCCTTTTCTATACTGTCTTTTAGTTGGTACATATAATATACAGCAGGGTTAAAATTAATTTCAGTGTATGTAGAGTATTCTCGCCACCAATCTGTCAATCCTAGTACTATTAAATTTTCTGGATGTGGCTTTATATTACGCTCTTCTGAAAATACAGCTCTTTGTATTCGGTCAATTGATTTACTTAAACTAGCTCCGCCGCGGCCAGTATTAATTACTTTATAATCTATTCCGTGCTTATCTTTAATAATATCAGCTAAAACTTGTGGCCAAGCCTTGATTTCATTAACTCCATGGCTTTTTGAAAAATATTGCCAGTTATTTGGATCAGTAAACGAGCATCCTCCGGCTACTAGTACAGGTTTTTGCATAACAAATCTCCTCTAAATTACTCTTTATTTATAAATAGCTTCAGGAACAATGGAGGACGGCTCGAGATGATCGATCCAGTAACGGCTATAGCTGGGGCTACAGCTGCATACAATGGCCTTAAGAAAATGATGGCTGTGGGGAAAGATATATCTGACATGGCAGGCACACTATCGCAGTGGGCTGGCGCAATGTCTGACTTAGATTTTGCTCACGGTAAGGCAGAAAACCCGCCGATGTTTAAAAAGATATTTGGTGCAAGTCAAGTTGAACAAAATGCATTGGAAGTCTGGGGACACAAACAGAAGGCAAAGGAAATGCGTGAGGAATTACGGTCTCATATTTCGCTATTTTATGGTCCATCGGCCTGGGACGAGATTGTACGGATTGAAGCCCAGATGCGTAAGGAGCGTAGAGAGGCCGTATATAAAAAAGAAGAACGAAAGCAGTTAATCATTGAATGGGTAGCTGGTATATTCTTAGGATTACTGGCGATCGCGATAATTAGTGGGATGGTTTGGTTAACTGGATTAGCTAAAGGATGGTGGTAGAGTTTATATTAGTAGCCGTGACGTATACGCATTTTTGGATTAACGGCGCAAACACGTTTGTGCAAGTATGTACATATAGAGAGAATGTAACTAAACCCAATCGATACTATGATAAAAAGTTTTGGTACTACCCAGATTCAAAATGTCCACAAAAGAAAAATTTAAAGAGGTAAAAATGGCCGGTAAACAACTAGATACTGATTCCCAATGGAATCATTTGGATCGTGATGGTGATGGCGTTATAACTGATGAAGAGATTGCAATGGAACAGAGAATGATTGAGCTTCAGGACATGCGTTCTGATATGGAAAATGAAGACAAGAAACAAGACGCACAGAGAAACATGGCATGGTTTGCATTATTTGGAATGCTGCTATATCCTTTCTCTGTAGTACTTGCAATATGGTTAGGACTAGTACAAGCTGGTGAAATCCTTGGTGATATGGCAGCGGTTTACTTTGTATCAGTCGCAGCAATTGTTGCAGCCTTCTATGGCAAGGAAGCTATAGCTGCATCTAAAAAGAATAGTGTAACAGCTACGCAAAAGAAAACGGTAGTAGATAATAGGTGATAAAAGTAACTGAACCTGCCAAAGAATATTTGAAAAAGGTTGGTAAGCCAAACGTATCTCTTGCTGTAAAAGGCGGGGGATGCGCAGGCTTTCAATATGAATGGGGTGTGACTGATGCAGCTGCTACAGTAGAAAACCTATGGTTAGACCCAATGGCTGAAATGTTTATCTTCGGATGTACAATTGATTATGTTGAAGAGTTAGGAGGATCCTTCTTAAAGGTGGTCAATCCTAATGCAACAGCAAGTTGTGGATGCGGAGAGAGCTTTGGTGTTTAAGAACGGGTAAAAAATGGATAAGAATAAACTCAAGAAAGTATTTAGCCTTGACAATATCGTCGATGCTGCAGTAGATCTTTTCCTGGTGCTCTTTGATGTAATCACTTCGCCTATTCTAATAGTAATGAGAATGATACGTTGGACAATAGGCACTTATGTATTAGATGGATTAAAAAATAAAATTAAAAAAATAATTCGTTGGGTAAAGAATAAACCGCGTTGGATACAGCTACTTGTTGTGCCTGCACTATTAGTTGCATCTGCGTATATATTAGTTTTAATATGGATATTTGGCCAAGCCTGGGGCGAGTTTGTAGTAGAGGAATTTTAAATGATTAGTAATATTAAAGGACTTATTGTCCTTGTCATGGCGTGCGGTTTAATGGCATTGCTCGGGTTAATTGTAATAGATGAGTTTGCTGCAGCAAATGAACACGGTGGTGAATTAGACGGTAACATAGTAGAGTTGTTACAGATGAGCATCACTGGCATCATTGGATTGGTTGCCGGTTACGTAGGTGGTAAAACATAATTGGGTGAACTGGTGGTTGAATTTGGTGCGATATATTTTGTACTACTGATAGTAAGTAGAGGTGAAGAAATAGCCGATAGAGTTTATTTCTCTAAACTATCAGACTGTACATATATGGCAAGAGAACTAAATTTTACCTACACAGGATCTCCGGTCATTAGGGCATATTGCATACCTGAAACAATGAAGAGTTCAGAGTAGATCCTTAATATGCTTGCCTGTACCCCATTCGTAGCACTGATAGGCTGCAACCTTAAAACCATTAGACTCAAAGGTTTTAATTCCTTCGGCTACGCTCTGTAAGCATATCTCTAAAGTAGGGTAAAGACCAGGATTTGCCACGCCTTTGCAAACAGGAACTCCATTTTCCATATTGCATATAAGCAGAAGTGCAGTAAATAAAGTATTCATGTGCTATCCTTTATAAATGGATNGCAAATGACTTTCAAACTGCTCTACTTTTTCCAACCTGTTTGGCCACAAGATATAATCCTTTTCAGGATTCTGTTTTAAATTATTGAGCAAAGGTATAATTGCATTATATAAACTATGCAGTCTATCTTCAGCAGATTCGGCCGCAACAGAAACTTTCTGTACGGCCTCTAATTCTTCTTCGTCTACGGCAGTAAAGCCAAAATCAAAAATATCTGCCATTAGTTTGCCTGCAAAGTTACTTGTACTGGAATGCGCTGACCTGTACGATAGTTATTATATGTGTATGCTGTACCTTCAATACCATTCCATGTAAACCAAATTTTATTGTTTTTGACAAAACGTTCGGTCTCTGTGTTGATAGTTGTATGGCATTGACGTTCTACTTTATAACCTGTTACAACCTGTCTAGACTTTTGCCCTTTGTCTGCAGCAATAATACCACCCAGTACAGCTCCTACTTGAGCGCCATCGCTGTTACCGCTAGCGCCTTTACCAAGCAGCGCGCCTAGGATCATACCTCCTAGTACGTCACCACCTGTAGCACCGCCGCCTTGCACAGAACCATAAATTGGCACTTCAACATTTTGGCACTGTTGTACTGGTGCATTAACCTGTCGATATCCATAATTAGGCTCAACACGAGTAATAGTAGCTCTGACAGTTTCTGCCATAGCTGATGTTGTAGTCATTGCAATAATTGCGGCGGTAGCTAAATATTTCATTTCTTCTTCCTTTGTCTACGAGCTTTACGTTTACTTGATCCGATTTTGCGGCGGCCAGTACTTGGTCGATTCTTTCTAGGCCAAGGCATAAATGTGTCCTAGCAAGAATCCAATAACAAGAAGAGCAACCGTACCGACGATGCATTTCCAATGTAGTCTTTTAATATAATTAATCATCTTATGTTCCTATCTGATTTCTTTTAACGCATATCCCCTGCATATCCAAGGGATAATACCCATCTTTTCCACCAGCCGTTATGGCTAATGATTCTCTATCTCGAAAGCAATCCATCATGTTATCGTATGTTCCAACTTGACTTGCTCCGACTTTACCGTTAATAATTACTATTAGTACTAACGTCCACATATTTTGGCCTCCACGGAAGGACTCGAACCCTCAACCTGCCGATTAGAAGTCGGCTGCTCTATCCAGTTGAGCTACGTAGAGAATTCAATTATCTTCTTGTTTATTTTTATCAATCTCACCGGCGCATACTAGCGATATCTTTGGCATCCTCTTTGCGGTCTGCAAAGATTGGAACCATATTAGATTTATGCATAGTAGCAATTCCTATGAGCTGCCGCTCTCCGTTATATTCTTTGCGATCTATAGCGGGCCCGTGGCTACATATTTTATCAGAAGTCATACGAGGTCCAGTATCGTAATCTGGTAATTTATACCGGTAATCTGACTTCTTGTCTTTATCTATACCCATCTTTGCATAGAACTTTTCCATGTCAGCCTCTGCCTTTAACAGAGACTTTGATTTGTTTTTTGACTTACGGCGCTTACTGCCGTGAACTTGAACACCACGAATCATATGCATACTCATTGCATAATACCTGATCGTACCATAGCTGCACCGCTTTGTGAAAACTGTCTATGGATTTCACGAGACTGCTGCCTTGTTAGGCATTCCCAAATCTGAACTTCTTGATTAGTCCAGCTTTCAATAACTTCTACATACCACATTATACATATTCCTCATATTCTACAATTTCACAAAGGTCTTTGACTAGCTGCCTACCATAGTCGGTAAACAAGATGCCTTGCTCCCAAACAAAATGCTCTACGCTTTGAGAATGGAAGAACTTTTCTGAACTAGTCATCCAGAGAAGAGCGTTAGTACGATTGCCAGCGCCTAGCTCGATAACATCTTTGACACGAGCTTCAAATTTAGCAACAGCATTTTCTGCTTGCTGCTTCTCAAAGATAGTGTTAGCTTCTAGCTCTGCACAAAGCTCATCCCAATAAGCTTGTTTACGAGTAGGACCCATCATGTCCCAGTTATCCATGGCAGTACCACGAGGACGAAAACCATAAACATCTTTATGGAGATCTGAGAAACAATCGTCTGAATAAGTAAATGACATTATGCTACCTCATAACCAATTACAGTTTCTACGTATCCATTACCGTACTCATCGGCAATAGCCAATACGATCTGCTCACGTGGCGTGGTATCCATATCATCAATCTTTGCTACAGCACCATCAATATCATCTGAATTAATCAAACGCTGTACTGATTCAAAATCGGACATATCATCTTCATAAAGACCACGTAGATCTTTAGAAGCAGTCTGCATATATGAGTATGTTTGATCGATAAGTTTCTGTATAGACATGTTCATCTCCTCTTGATATATCCTTTATAACATATCTAAAAGGGAATGTACACAGTTAATTTAGTTTTTTGCGAAAATAGTTTTGTTACAGATCAATCACTTAGAATTTTTTTGTCCGAGTCCGATAAAGCTTCCACTTGCCGCATCTTCCACAGCATCCACTCGTAGTATCTTTCCGGTTCCGGATCGTTCTTTTGTGTGTTCATATCTTGTCCATCCTGTAGTATCTGTAATATGGTCGCACGGATCATCTAGCTGCAGCATAAACCGCTCGCTTTCGTCGTCCATATATGAATCCCGTTGTTGTTAAACATACGGTTATTTATAAAAATTGTCATATAAAACGCGCTCTAATGCATGGGCTTCTATTTCCCATGGTTTTTGTTCATATTCCATATTCCATGGATATGCTTTTTTCTCATAGATTATACGATCGCCACATGGTTGCGTCATCTTACGAGTAGCATATTGGTACACATGAACCATCTCGTGTAATATAGTGGCGATAATTTCTTTACGAGCTTGACTGCTGTCAATACGCATCGTATACTCTCTGTCATCCTCGTCTAAAACATCACCGTGAATTCCTTCTTTTTCCCTAAGGTTTTTCACAAATTTTACAGTGATATCTATTTTTCTATAACGTGGCATGAGCTGCTCTTTAGCAAACCATATAGCTAATTCGGATTCCTCACGAATTGCTTTTTTCACATGTCCAGTAAATTCAATAATCATACAAGCACTCTAACATAAAACAAATCAAATGTACACAGTTAAATTCATTTTTTATTAATAGCACCAGTACGAACTTCAACATTTTTTGGAAGATTTACTTTAGCAGCGCCGTGCTTATGATAGACAACAAACTGAGTATTAGGAAATTGTCTAAACAAACCTTCCCAAATAGGCCTCCAGTTTTGAGCTAATCTATGCGTATTAAATGCATCACGATTTGAATTAAGCACAAAGTCTGTAGTACTAATAAGATTGAAGTCAAAGATAGAATCGAAGCCGTACATATGGACTTCATCACAGTTTAGTTTGTTAGAAACGTAGTGCGTACACATGTGACCACAATTAAAATCTGTATAGTTAGCAACATATGGTGGTAGCTCTGTATAAAACTCTTTAATATGTCGAGCAAACCTCATATAAAAGTTTGGTTTCATTTCCATATATTTTTTAGGACGTGCACCCATAACCCAATCATATGCACGCAAGTCTACACTACCTTCATCCATAGCTCGACACATTTTAAAATCAACGATAGCTGTAGCATATACGTTGCTAACTTCCATAGGTGGAAGATTACACGTCATAATGATACCTTTAGCCGGCTTATAAAACCGAAAGCTATCTCCATTTCCAATAATATGTGCTACTTTAGACATTATTCATCATACTCCGAATTTTTTCTTTGCCTTTATTGCCAGTCCAATGATTAATTAAAATTTTCTTTGGAGCGGTTTTGTCAATATGATCAAGACGTAAAACATTATATGAATGCGATAGATCTACAATATTAACAGCCTTTTGCAAAGGATCTAACATTTCATGTAGCGTTTCTTGATCGCCGCGGCTAGGTCTGTCATAACATTGTTGAGCCCAAGCTTTTAGAATCTGTGGTTTACCTTTAAACGCTACTACACCTGAATTATACATTTCAGAATTACCACGCTTTGTCCAAGGCTTGTCTACAACCATATGTAATTTTTCAGGTAATAGATTATCAAATATTCCTGAAATATCTCCTAGCACTTCGCAATCAGTATCTAGCCAGCACGTCTCTCTATACGGAGAGTTAAGCATTGCTCCTGGTTTATAAAGCCATGTCGGTACATTGCGTGGTGTTTCAAGTCTTCCAATTGAATGCACTCTAGTCTCAAGATGGTTTAGCATCTTGTCTGACATACCAAAATCTACTACCGTAATAGGAATAGTATTATGTTTTTGATAGTTATCAAGCATCCATGGCAGCATCCATTCAGTGTTGGTATCACTACCTGTCATGAAGGCTCGTGTAAGATCCGTATTAAACATCTATAATTTCTACCTTATTATGTTTTGCTGTACATCCGCGTTCACTTTGAATAGTAGTAAAACTGTCTTTAGCTTCAACTGGCCATGGGAAATATTCTTCTAAGAATGGAAAGGTATTTCTATTCAAGAACACATCAGTAGGTCTAGCTTCCATACGAGCCTGATCAATAAACAATTGTGCTGCTGCTGGCTTTACCCGATACGCGTGAGCGCCAGGAAAATAAGGCTTAGAAGTAAGACTATTAACACCCAAGCTATTTGGCGTGTGGTACTTTCCGTATGAAGGCATTCCTAAAGATACGGCACCTTTATAATTAATTAAAGTAGGAATAGTATTGACACATACCGCATCATGTTCAAAGATTGTGATTTCCTGATTAGTTTCTACCGAATGTTTCCATAGTCTGTAATGAGAAATAAACGCAGCAATGCAATTTGAAGTTCTAGAATAAACCTCATTCATTTCGACTATATTAATCTTTTCAGATTTAATAATTTTATAGAGGTCGTCGTTTGGAGTAGTAGCTTTAAACTTTTCGATCTCAAGCTTGCCAATTGATCGTCCAGATTTAATGCATCGTTCAGCCACAGACTGAGACTTTTCATTATCAAATATGGTAATCACATAGTGTTTCATAAAGTAGTTGTCGAGGGAGTACCCTGCACCTTTGTATAATATTTCTTAGTGACACCTAGAAAGTTCATTTTAAAGTTTTGATAACAAAGCAAGGCATCGTTAGGCCATGCTCCGATTCTCTTTACAGTCTCAATAACTTCTTTTGCTGCCCATGGTTTAATTATATATGCAGAGTTTCCGGCCAAACCTTGAGGGATTAAAGCCGTATCAATTCGAGGAACTGGCTGAATATGATATTTGCTTTCTTGTATCATGTTATGATATATCATAGCCTTTCTTGTTGCACCACGTGGATCATTAATACCGATTACGCCATAGTTATTGTTGTCCATTATATCATAGTCTAACTTACTTGTAAACACTGCATCGTGTTCTAAAACTAAAATATTTTCTTGCAGTTTTACACACTCTTCCCATAGTTTGTAATGACTTAAAAAACAAGCTATACGCTTTCTAGGATCAGCTGTGCGATACGGAGATAAAGTGCATCCAGAAACCATATCAATTTTAGGCTGATGCCATGGATATGACCATTTAAGATTTGCTTCGCTAAAGCAAGTATCAGCATTTTCTGCTCTTACCGCTTTAAACGGTACAATTACAAAATCGTTTCCGACGAGGTGCGACGAGCGAATCAACTCAGCGGTCGCAGCTTCAGACACGGTGTGTCCTCCTAATGTAATTGCATATGCTTTCATTTTACTAACTCGATAATATAGCTATCAGGTTGACCGGTTAACTTACGGTTATCGTGTCTAGTAATAGTCATGCCAGACTCTTCTATTTCTTTTAGAAACATATTATTATCTAAAGCGTTATAGCGATCAGGATGACGACGTAACCATGGATGCTCTAATTCTTTCATAGTCATAGACTCAAGTGGAAATACATCTTCGATAAAGAAATGACCATCTTCTTTTAGAAACTTAGAAAGATAACGGAACGTCAACATATTAGCTTTAGGCGTATGCAAACCATCATCGATAATTACATCAAACTTAATATTGCCAAACTTTTCGATAAGCTGTCGACTTACTGATGGCTCAATGCTGCTGGCTTTAAGATAATCAGTACGATCTTTTTGATAGCAAGGTAGATCTTCAGCCCGAGTACGTACGAAGATATCAATTCCATACAAGTTTGCTTTTGGCAAAAACTCATGAAATGCTTCAGTGCTATGTCCGTTAAATACTCCTATTTCTAAAATGTTAATTTCTTCATCTTTATATTTTTCTAAGACAGGTTCGTAAACTCTGTCATACTTGTGTTTTCTAGTTTTGTCACAGCCATAAGCGTCAAATAATTTACCTAGCATTGCCAATCCTTTTAATTAATGTATATCCAACATTTTCCTGATAATATTCTACTAATGCCCAATCAGTATAATTTTTTTTCACAAACTCATCTATAACATCTTGTAATTTTTTGACAGCAAATGTGTCGTGAAATAATATATATTTGTTTACTTTTTGGGGATGTATTTCTAATTCTTTACGCAAATGAGCTGGCTTGTGATTTGAATCTATTAAAAGAAAATCAACAAACGGCCGGTCTTCGATAATCAAATTTGTTGAACTGTCTACAATTAACTTATAATTGTATTTTTTAAATAAAGATTCATATTCCATAAATGGTTTAGGATGCGTATCGATAAGTTCTAAATATTCATAACCGGCTAAGGCTGCCGCTGCAGCCGTCGCTCCTTGCATAACACCTAACTCACGATACGACTTACAGTCTTTTGCTTTGTCTCTAATTATATTATGATGAGCAACGTACTCATCGCCATGAGCCTCTGTTTGACGTTCTACAAGTGCATTGTAAAAATGTTCTAGGTCGGTAAACGTTTTAACTGGGGCTTCTAGACGAATCATCTTAGCGCCCAAACATTTTTTGTTGCTCCGGTATCAAAGTCGAATCCCCACATATCGATATCTTTTGCATACCAGTCAGCAATGATTTGTTTAGTCTTATCAGTGTACATATCCATGTACGTACCTTTATTTAAGGCTGTAACATT